AGAAGAGGCAATTATGAGGTTGTTGATATGTTCGCAGACACCACAGTTGAAGGTGTCACAACAACTAAAGCTCAACATGAAGAAACCTTTATGGCAGCTCGCAATGCAACTCAATGGACCGCAATCCGTTCAGACAGAGATAATCGTTTAAAAGAAACTGATTGGGTTTCTATTCGTGCAGCTGATACTGCCACTCCAATGTCAACTGAATGGTCAACGTATCGTCAGGCATTAAGAGATATTACGACTCAATCTGACCCATTTAATATTACTTGGCCAACCAAACCCGAATAAATAGATAATATAAGAGGAAAACAAATTGGCCTTCATTGGAAATACACCCACATCAGCAACCTTTGCTATAGACACCTTTAGTGGTGACAATAGCACGGTTAACTTCACCTTGCGTGAAGCACCAGTTTCAACCAGTTCACTTATGATATTTGTTGGTGGTATTCGCCAGCAGATTGAATCGTATAGTTTAAGTGGTACAACTCTCACATTCTCAGAAGCTCCGCCAACCGGTTCTTCTAATATCCAAGTTGTATTTCTTGGATTAGGTGCCACATCAATTGTACCATCAGATGGTTCGGTTACAGGTGTTAAACTTTCTACAGGTGCTGTTACTGGTGATAAGATTGGCCTTACAGCAATCAATGCAAATAATATTGTCAATACATCTATTACCGGTAACAAGATTGGTCTTACAGCAATTACATCCAATCTAATTGCATCAGCTGCTGTGACTGGCGACAAGATTGGCCTAACATCTATCAACGCAAATAACATCGTTGACGCAACAATTACAAACGCAAAGCTTGCAACACCTGGTGCAACAACGGGTAAAGTTATTGCACTTGCTATAGTCATGGGTTTCTAGTGTTAAAATAGAAGCATATATACATATAATGATAATGTCAATCAGGAAAAAATAAATGGCAAATCCAAACATCACAGCTGTAACCTCAATTTTAGGCAGCACAACTTACTACACTCCATCAGGGACAACTGCGGTAGTTCTTCTGGCGAATGCCGCATCAAGTGGTCAAGTCTATAAGATTAACCAAATTGTAGCATCTAATGTAAACGGATCCACAGCTGTGAATGCTACTGTAGCAATTTACAGTAATGGAGGAGTAGCTCAGGGTTCTGCACCGGCCGGTGGCACTGCATATCCGATTGTATCTACAGTATCGGTTCCAGCAAGTGCATCTTTGATTGTGGTAGATAAGACTACCGCTATATACTTGATGGAAGGCCATTCTATTTCAATTACTTCCGGTACTGCCTCTGGTATAACATATACAATATCCTACGAAATTATTACTTAATTAGGGTATTATATGTCTATAAGACAAATGTTTGGTGGGAGTATTGTAAAACCGGGCTTCAATCCTCTTGCGGCTCAAGGCTATTTGTACAACTTATTTGCTTGGGGTAATGGCCAGGTAGGTCGGCTTGGGCTTGGCAACACAACCTATTATTCTAGTCCAGTGCAAGTTGGTTTATCAACCGATTGGAATGTAGTTGCCGTCAATACCGCAACAGTTTTAGCAGTCAAAACAAATGGCACATTATGGTCGTGGGGATATAATAATTATGGAAATTCAGGTCTGGGAGATACTGCTGCTAGATCATCTCCAACTCAAGTAGGAGCATTGACTGCTTGGTATAAAGTTGCTTGTGGTGGCATATCTTCTTATGCAACTAAAACAGACGGAACGCTGTGGTCATGGGGCGCAAATAATGCTGGTCAGTTAGGACTTGGTAATTTAACTTATTACTCATCTCCTAAACAAGTTGGCGCACTAACTGATTGGCTTAATATTTCTGGTGGTGGATATACTGCGGCTGGAATTAAAACCAATGGCACTTTGTGGACATGGGGCCAAAATAGTTTTGGCCAATTAGGTCTTGGTAACACTACATACCGATCAAGTCCAACACAAGTTGGAGCTTTAACTACTTGGAGTTTAGTTTCTGTTGCTGGCAGTAATATGGTGTACGCCATCAAAACTGATGGAACCTTGTGGGCTTGGGGTAGAAATCAAAATGGCCAATTAGGCTTAGGAAATATTACTAATTATTCCAGTCCAAAACAAATTGGAGCTTTAACTACATGGTCTAAAGTTTCTGGAAAAAATACTTTTGTTTTAGCCGTTACAACAGGCGGCGCTCTTTATGCTTGGGGTCTTAATTCAGATGGCCAACTTGGTTTAAATAATACACAATACTATTCTAGTCCAAAACAAGTTGGGGTTTTGACTAGTTGGTCAATAGTTAATGTTGGCCCCACTTTTTCTGCCGCCATTAAAACGGATGGCACGCTTTGGACTTGGGGTAAAAATACAAATGGTCAATTGGGCTTAGGAAACACAACAGATTATTCTTCACCAAAACAAATTGGTTCGTCAACTACATGGTTATCTATTAGTTCTGGCAGTGCTAATATGACGGGCTTAGGATAAATTATGGCAACATTATCAGGCGTTCAATATTCAGGTATCTGGACCTTACAACAAGCACACGATGCAATTGCGGCTGGGACTTGGCCTGTCGGTAGTCCTCAATTTCTTTATGCTTGGGGTGATGGTGGTGAAGGTAAATTAGCTCAAGGTAACTTAACATATTACTCCAGTCCTAAACTAGTTGGTAATTTAGCTAATTGGTCAGTAATTGCTGGGGGTCAAGATCATTTTACATCAATAAAAACTGACGGTACATTATGGTCGTGGGGTAGAAATCATCGTGGGCAATTAGGAATAAATAATGCTGGAGATCGATCTAGTCCAATTCAAGTTGGTGCATTAACTAATTGGATAAAGATAGAAAGTAATGATCATAATCTTGCAATTACCAATGAAGGGTATCTCTGGGCTTGGGGTGATAATAGTACAGGAAAATTAGGTCTAGGTAATACCGACTATACTACATCTAGATCTAGCCCTGTACAAGTTGGAGCACTAAGTAATTGGTCTTCTATATCAGTTGGTGCCTATCATTCATTGGCTATTAAAACAGATGGTACACTTTGGTCTTGGGGTGAAAATTCACAAGGTCAATTAGGTCATAATAACACAATAAAACTTTCTAGTCCAGTACAAGTAGGTTCTCTGACTACTTGGTCAAAAATAGCCGGCGGCAGTCAACATTCGCTTGCAATTAAAACAGATGGTACTCTTTGGGTGTGGGGTTATAGTATTGTAGGTCAATTAGGTATTGGTATTTCAGGGGTAGGTGCTGCTAGATCATCACCTGTTCAAGTTGGAGCTCTTACTAACTGGCTAACTCTGGCAGCTGGAAATTATTATAATAGTCACGCTATAAAAACTGACGGTACTTTATGGGCTTGGGGGTTTAACAATAATGGGCAGCTTGGCGATGGCACTACAGACACCAAAGATTCACCTGTTCAAATTGGTGCTTTAACTACTTGGTCTAAAATTAAAGGTGGTCGAGATGTTGGTAAAGCAATTAAAACTGATGGTTCTTTATGGATGTGGGGTAAAAATGATTTAGGACAATTAGGTTTAGGTAACACAACTAGTTATTCTAGCCCAAAACAAGTTGGAACACAGTACAGCTGGTCTGAGATATCTACTGGTTATTATGCCTCTCTAGCAATTAAATCCCAATAAGTATTGTGGATTATTTCTCTTATACATACCTTATAATATATTTTTTATTACTCCAACTTAATTATGAAAAAAACTTTACATTTCCTCTCCGGTATTCCACGCTCAGGCTCAACCGTTCTGGCAGCTATTTTGAACCAGAACCCAATGACGCATGTTTCAACGACTTCTGGACTTGTTCACGCACTTGACGGATTAGCAAATACTTGGCATTCAGCTGGCTTACTGAATGAAAATGATCCACAAAGAACCAAATTGGCTCAGACCATGCGAGGTGCTATTGATGCATTCTATGAAGATACAGATAAACCTGTCATCATTGACAAGTCCCGTGGCTGGCCTATTGATCAAATCATGGGCGCTATGACACAGGTATTGGATCGTCAACCTAAGATTATTGCCACAGTTCGTTCGGTACCAGATTGCGCTGCTTCTTTTATTCGTATTGCCAAACCGGCCGATTTAGATGAATTTATGGCTTCAGGTCAATTGATGGATCACTTGAAAGCAGCTTACATCTCCCTACAAAACGGCTACGAGTATGCACCAGAAAACTTCTTGTTTGTGGAGTATGAAGATTTACTGGCTGAACCTAAAGCACAACTAGCCCGCATTCATGAGTTCTTAGGTCTTCCTGAATTTGAATATGACTTTAATAACATCGATGGCTCCACGGTAGCTGAAGATGATGAGAATCTTCATGGCACAATAGGTATGCATGAGGTCAAACCTGTTCTAGCGCCACAACATAAACAAGACCCTAGAGAGTTGTTAAAGCATCACTATGCACAATTCTGTCAACCAGAGTTTTGGCTTGAGCGTCCACGTACAGTTCCTGAGTTACATGACCTAGACCTACAGTTAGCCGCATCCACAATGGGTGACTTTGCTGAAGGATGGAGATTAGTTCAGAAGTTGGAAGCAGAAGAGCCTACAAATCACCGTGCAGCCTATAACCGAGGTTGGTACCACCTGCGTCAAGGTCAAATCCAAAAGGGCTATCAGTCCATGGACAGAGGTCGTATTGTAGGTGTATTTGGTAATAAAAGACCAGATGTACCAACACCTATGTGGGATGGTAAATCTAAAGGTATAGTAATGCTGTATCTTGAAGGTGGACTTGGAGATCAGATCCACCAGATTCGTTATGCTAAATTAATTGCTGAAAAAGGGTGCAAGGTTGTTGTATCTTGTACCGGGCCACTGGCTTCTTTGTTCCAAGGTGTAGAAGGTGTATCTGCTGTTGTTCAACATGAAGCGACCTTTGGTATTTACCACGATTTCTGGGTAGCTGGTATGTCTGCTATTGTTCCTTTGGGATTAGAGTTAAAAGATATATCGGGTTCACCATATTTGGAAAAACCAACAAGTATCAAAGGCCGTAAGAAGCGTATTGGTCTCCGTTGGCAAGGCAACAGTAAATTCGAGCATGAGCATCATAAGAGATTTCCTTTTGAATTAATGTTTGACGCAGTAAAAGATGCTGACGCAGAGTTTATTTCTTTACAACGTGATGAGGGTGCAGACGCTTGTCCTCCTTGGGTTAAACAAGTTCCACTAAATACATGGGAAGACACACGACAGGCGGCTGCTTCATGTGACTTGGTAATCTCAGCCTGTACTTCTGTCAGTCACTTGGCTGCCGCAATGGGTGTAGAAACATGGGTGGTAACTCCGATTATGCCCTACTTCTTATATGCTTTAGATGGTGAGAAAACGCCGTACTACGACAGCATGAAATTAATCAGACAAGAAGTATATGGTGATTGGGTTGCTCCTTTTGATAAAATTAAAGAACGCCTGAATAATAATAAAAATAAACTAAGGAGTGTTGGATGAGTTTTAGATACGGCTCGGGAATTGTAAAACCGGGCTTCAACCCTCTTGGCGCACAGACTACTACTACTACTTACGAGTATAATTTATATAGCTGGGGTCTCAATTCAGATGGTCAGTTAGGTCTTAATAATACTGCCGCTAGATCTAGTCCAACAGCAGTAGGTTCATTATATTGGTTAACAGTTGCAGCAGGTTACAAATTTGCTGCAGCTGTTAGGTCAGATAATACAATGTGGACCTGGGGAGCTAACCAATTTGGTAGACTCGGTACAAATAATGCAGTTTTTACTTCTAGCCCCGTGCAGGTAGGAGCTTTGACTAATTGGTCAAAGGTAGCAACTGGAAATTATCAAACCTTTGCTATTAAAACCGATGGTACGTTGTGGGCATGGGGTTATAATAATTATGGACAATTAGGTCAGAATGATACTGTGGACAGGTCATCTCCAGTACAGATTGGTGCATTGACCACATGGGCTTCACTCGGTAATAGCTTTTATTCAGTAATGGCTATAAAAACTGATGGTACGTTGTGGGCCTGGGGCTACAATAATTACAGTCAGTTAGGAATAAATAATTCAGTAAATAAATCTAGTCCAACACAAGTAGGCTCATTTACTGATTGGCTTAGTATTACAGCCAGTGAATACACATATGTCGGTGTAAGAACAAACGGAACGTTGTATGCCTGGGGCGGTAACCAACACGGTATGATAGGCGATAATTCGACAGTTACTCCGGTTGCAACGCCCAAACAAGTTGGTGCATTGACAACTTGGGCAAGCGTTGGAGCAAATTTAAGAACTATATATGCAATAACTTCAGGCGGTGCTTTATATGGCTGGGGTAGAAACAATCGCGGCCAAATTGGTGACAATACTACCATTTATAGGTCATCTCCTGTACAGGTAGGAGCAGCAACAGGCTGGACCAGTATTAGTCGTGGTCAAAACGGGGAACATGCGCTTGCCATTAGAGGAAATCCTGGAACTTTGTGGTCATGGGGTAGTAATGAACAAGGTCCTGGTGAACTAGGTGGTAATGATACTTCTCCCCCTAATAGATCCTCTCCCGTACAAGTTGGTTCAGTAACTACTTGGACGAGCCCTATTGTTGGGTATGCAACTTCCCATGCTTTAGGATAAAAAATGGCAACAGTTACTACTACTATCACAGGCGTTCAATACTCAGGTATTTGGAACCTTAACAGTCAAGGCGGTGCTGTAGCAGCCAGTACTTGGCCTGTTCCGCCAGGACCAGCGCTATGGTCATGGGGTTCAGGTGGTAATGGCCGTTCTGGATTAGGAGACACAGTAGATAGATCCAGCCCAGCACAAATTGGATCATTAATTACTTGGGCATTTATTTCGACAGGAGACGGTGTAGGCGCTGCCATCAAAAACAATGGTTCATTATGGATATGGGGATATAATACAAGTGGAGCATTAGGTCTTGGAGACACAGTAGATAGATCCAGCCCGGTTCAAATTGGCGCATTAACTAACTGGTCTCAAGTTACAAATGGTAACACTCAAGGTACATATGCTATTAAAACGGACGGTACTTTATGGTCATGGGGCAATGGTCTAAATGGAAGATTGGGTCTTGGAAACACAACAAACTATTCTTCTCCGAAACAAATTGGCGCATTAACAAATTGGTTAAGTGTTTCAGGTGGAGAGGAGTATGCTGCAGCAATTACAACATCAGGTGCATTATATATCTGGGGTAAAAATACAAGTGGACAATTAGGCTTAAATGATACAGCTAGTAGATCATCTCCTGTACAGCTTGGTATATTAACTAATTGGTCAAAAGTTTCTGCAGGATATAATTCATGTCTTGCTGTTAAGACTGATGGAACTTTGTGGGCCTGGGGAGCTAATGAATCATATGCAGTCTTAGGTCTTAATGATATAGTTAATCGTTCAAGCCCTGTTCAAGTTGGTGCTTTAACTAATTGGTTAAATGTTTCTGCATCTTATGTCTATTGTGCAGCTATTAAAACCGATGGAACTATTTGGGCATGGGGATTAAATAACTCAGGAGCACTTGGCGACAATACTACAGTAAATAGATCAAGCCCAGTTCAAATCGGAGCACAAACTTATTGGGGAAGTATTGTTGCTGCAAGAGGCGGAGCATCAACTTCTGCATTAAAAACAGACGGAACTTTGTGGACATGGGGTTACAACTATTCAGGTCAACTTGGTCATAATGATACCGTATACCGATCTTCTCCAAAACAAGTTGGATCTTTAGCAACTTGGCAGTCTGCTATTATTGGGTCATCTAATACATTAGCTATTAAACTTCAATAATCATTACATGGCGGATTATTTCTTTCCTACATTGTAAGCATAAATATTAACATTATTAACAAATTTCTAAAGGAGTCTTAAATGACACATTACGTACAAGTCCTCAATGGTGAGGTAAAACAAGTTTGGGATACACCACCATCTGAAGGTGTAGGTAACAATGGTTGGAAGAACGCTGTTGAAGTTCGCCCGGCAATTACAGCACACCGCCAAGGCTACACAGCCCATCGTTTTGATATTACAACTGATCCTGTTCAGATCATTTGGGATACATATGATATCTCTGTAGCTGACCGCAAAGGTGGTATGAGGTCCAACGCAGGATTCACATTCCAGCAAGTGGTGAACGAACAGGCTCGTAACCCTGAGACCTATGATGCTGCCGCTATCGAGACTGCTCGTCAGGCTATGATTGCCAAGCAAGCCGCTATTGATGCTTGCACTACGCACGATGATCTAGACGCACTTCTTTAAAATGTAAAACTATATTATGAAATCATTGAATTTTTCTTACGATGTTAAGATTCGTAAGGCCTACATTATTAG